CGCGAGCCTCACGTCGTCCACGTGGAACTCAGCCAGCCGAGACCGCACCTTCGCCTCGCGTGCCCGCGTGAGCTTGTAGGCTGCTGGTGAGATGCCCATGACCTCCAGGTAGTGCCGGTACACTTCCGCGACGTCGGCCTTCAGCTTCGCCGCCCTGTTCTTCGCCTCATCAAGCTCCAGCCCAGGGAACAAACCGGTTGATCCGGTCGCCGGATCAACGAGGCTGTTCTCCGGATCCGCTTCGGAGCCGGAGAACGGCCCTCTTACATCGGGGGCCGGGGACGGAGTAGGAGTAGGAGACGGAGTAGGAGTAGGAGGGCATCGATTTAGCATATGCTTAGAGGCATGCTTAGGCGATGCTTGAAGCATACCGTTTAGCATATGCTTATCCCGCCATCTTGCACGCCCGCCGCTACTTGCCCTGTTTTGCAGGGTGTCGTGCCGCCGCTGTTGTGCAACGATGCGCCGAATGACCCACCGATCCCTCTCGCGTCGCCAGTCGCCGGTGACAGACGGGGCGAGCCTCTGCCAGTCGTCCATGCTGATCCTGAGCATTGCGGCGATCGCCTCGTCCGACGCGGGCAGGGTGCCTACCGGGTCCTGGTGGACCGACATGACCCACAGGATGAGCCGCGTGCCCCAGACTTCCGGCGGCTCCGGGCGTGCAGCCCACCGCGCGATCACGTCGTCGGCCCACAGCTCGACGTAGGCGATCCGCCCGTCTCGTCCCATCACGCTCCCCCTGCCGGCGCGTAGCCCATGGCCAGCAACTTGAGCCGATCGGCAGCCAGAGACTCACAGAACCACCCCAGCGCGTCCGCCAGCACCGACTGGACCGCGGGGTCCGGCTCACACCGGATCACGCGGCAAGGGATGACGGGGTTGTAGAAGAGCAGATCCCACCAAGCGCGGCCGGTGACGAGCAGGCACCCCTGGACCTGGAGCCTGTAGTCCGTCGGCTCGTCTCCCAGTAGGTAGCCCATGTGCAGCTCTGCCTTCAGGCACTTCACTTCAAGGCCCCCGTCGGCCCCGACCAGTCCGTCAGGCGAGCACCCGTAGCGTCCGTCGTCCGACAGGCAGAATCCGACCTGTTCAACTTGCGCGTCGCATTGAAACTCGTACCAGCGTCGCGCCTCGTCCTCCAGGTCGTGGCCCCGGTCCATCCACATGGACCCCGGCTGATCGTCCAGCGGTGCGCTGAGTAGCCATTCCGCGAGGAGCCGGTGCTTGTACGGCTTGGCCGAAGCGCTCCGCTGGAGCTTGCTCGGCGTCACGATCCGGTCGAAGCACGAAGCGGTCGGAATCCCGGCACGCGCGGCAAGCCACTCAGGCGTTCCCTGTTCACATGGCACAACGATCATCGGCCAGCACTCCGCCGCTTGGCCTCAAGCTTGCGCACGGCGTCTGTGTATCTTGCGGCCGGCAGATCAGCCAGTGAGTCAACGCCCATGTACCGCAGGAACGCCGCGCGATCCGCGCCGGAGTCTGCGATCATGTCGTTGAGGGTCAGCGCCTGCTCATCGGAGATCAGCCCGCCATCTCCGCCAGTAACAGCGTCGTCGTCTACCTCGTCGCCGGTTGCGATGCCCAGAACCTCAAGAAGCGCCTGCCGCTTGCAATAGCTCCGCGTCTGCGCGGCCTGCTGCGCGTCGCTCAGCATCCCGTTGCGCGTGTCTACCGGTGCCGAGAATGTCGCGGTCTGCGAATGCCCGCTCAGGTGCCGCAGTGTGCAAGTAGCCGTGACGGCCTTACCGTCAAGCGCGCCATCGAACGAGAACGACAGCCCGTTCCTGTGAAGGTGCGGGCGGATGGTCGCCACGATGGTCTCGAACCGCGAGTAGCTGTACTCCACCCGCGAGCCCGCCTTGGTCGCGAACTTCGCCAGCCCGTCCTTGCGGATCACCGGGCACTCAGCCTGAAACCGCGACAGCGCCTCGCCGAACTCCTCTGCCGCCCGGCGGTCCGCGAGTCGCTCGTACAGCGACGTGAGCTTCTCCAGGCTCGCAACGTCGATGCCCTGATTCACCGCCGCCTGGAGCAGCGGCAGGATCGCGGCGCGCGGGTCACTCGCAACCGCAACCTCCCGTGCCTCAACGACTTGCACGTCTAACGCATCTTTCTCATGTCCCACTTCCACTCTCCTTGCTATGCTCCGACCTGCCTAGCAGGCACTCCTCGCTCTGCTCACGGGGGCGGCGGCATCGGGTCTAGCGCCGCCCCCACTCCTCCAACTAGAGCCGGGCGCGATGCCCGACATTCACGGCTCGATCTCCTTCCCGCCGCGGAAGAGACGCCACTCGGACTTCGGACGGCGCGGAATATAGCCGTAAATCTCCCCGCGCTTGTGCTCGCCCGTCCGAATGGAGCGCATGTCGCCCATGATCGCGAACTGCATTGCATCGTTGTATCGATTCACCAGCACGTCCACTCGCTGATCACGCGCAGCTCGGGCTCGTCGATCCACAGGCCATCCGGCAGCTTGCCGTCGGTGCCAACGCGAGGCGCGACCCAGTAGCTCTTGAGCCCGCTGATGCTCTCAGAGCGCAACGTAACCACTCCAGTGAAACCAGACAGGTCGCTTTCCACCGTTGCGCCAAGCGCGATCTTGAACTCAGTCATCTTCGTCTCCTTGAACTCAGTCATCTTCGTCTCCTTCTGTTAGCCCACCCACCCCGCCCGCCGCATCCTCTGCCAGCCAGACTTCAGATCGTCGTGCGGGCGGGGTAGTGGGTTACCGCTTGAACACCTCGTCTTCGAGCGCCGTCACGACGGCATGACGATCTTCTTGCGGCGGCCCCTGTTGACGACGTTGAGGATCCCCCTAGCGCATACCCTATCGCCGGCCTGCGCCTGCGATTCGATCGCCCATGCCCGGATTGCGGACAGGATGGCCCTGCGTCCTCCCTCCAACTGCATCTTGCTGATTTCCATGTCGATGGGTACGTTATTGTTGAGCAGACAGAACAGGCCCTTGTGAATGCGGCTTGACATACTGACGTCGCCACCGATCTCGCGCTGGATCAGAATGGCTCTTTTGGTGACATCGCTGTTCCAGCGCCAGTGATTGATGATGAGCGCCGGAAAGTCCATCACTCCATCCCTGTTGCTGTTTTCGTTGATCTCCATGCCGTGCTCTGCGATCCACTCAGAGATTTCCCTCTCTGGATCGCGCCCGGCCATGACCGCAGCGCGCCACTTGGTTTGGGCCGAGACGTTCTTCCTGTTTACGTTGAGCTCGATGAACGCAAGCGCCTCGTGGCCTGGGCCATCGGATTGGAACACCACGCAGGGCACCTTGTCGACGTCGCCGCGCTGGCGCGCCGCCATGAGACGCTGCTGGCCGTCGACAACGTACTTGTCCCCGTTGGGCCTTTGCATGACCACTAGCGACCCGAAAGCGGCCCAGTTGAAGTTCCTTGCTACGACAGAAGTCACGCGCGGCCCAAGTTCCGGGCGCTGGTACGAGTGATCGATCAACAGCTCGCCGATTGGGACGAGACACTGCTGGCCGTGATCGCCGAGCTTCGCCCATCCGAACTTCTCCACCTTCTCCATCTGCTACTCCTCCTCCTCCTCAGTCAACAAACGACCTGTTACACGCCCGGCAGTAGGTCACGAGTTGCGTTCCGGCGTAGTCCAGGTCGAAGCCTCCCTCTCCGTACAGTGCGCGCCGACAGTAGGGGCACACCCCGTCTGCCGACGCGAACTGCGGACACTGGTTCACGTCGCACAGCTCGCGTTGCGCGGCGACGCACTCGGTGAGCGTGTAGGTCTGCGTCACGCGGGCACTTTGCGGTCGCGCAGCCAGACGAGTTCCCGCCGCTGCATCTCCGCGTCCGCCGCGGACTTGTTCAGCGCCTCCAAAAACCCGTCCATCACCGTCAGTGCACGGCAAAACGCGCAGTCCAGCGCTTCCGCCGTTGCCGCGTCAACCTTCGCCCCCGCCAGCAGTTTGGCGAGGTCCGCGTGCGACCCGATGAACCGGCGCACGTTGTGCTTGTCCATCAACTCCACCATTTCCCGCATGATCTCCTCCTTTTACAGTGCCCAGGTCAGCGCCGAGAGCGAGCAGGGCCTCGCGCAAATCTCGGCGGGTGATACCGTGTAGGTCTCGCATCTCGTCGTCGGACAGCCCGCGCAATGCGTCGCGCGTGGCGGCCTTGATGCGGTCGATGCCTAGGCGGGTGCGTTTTTGCGATGCGATCTTGCGTTGCCGCTCCGCCAGTCGGCGCTCCCGCGATGCGGGATAGAGGGCGTGAGGCTCGTAGCCGAGGATGTAGTTGCGCGGGTGATACACGGCCGCCTCTCCGTGACGGTGGGCACCCCGGTAACCGGGTTTGTCGGTCCCCTGGCGTGACCGGCGCTGCATCCCTGCGCGCGCCCGGGCCGGGGTGCCCATGACCTATTCCGTGGACTCCGGCGGGTCTTCGGCCGGCCCACTGTCTGCACGGTCCGCCGAGACCGCCAGCTGCGCCCTCGTCGAATCCCAGTGAGCCAGCAGCAGACCCGCTGCGTATGCGCTGAGCGTCTGTCCGGCGAGCGCCGCGAGGGCCTTGATGCCCCGGTGCGCGTCGGCCGGTAGGTACATGACCAGTTTGGATGACTGAGATGACTGATTCGGCATGGCCGAAGAAAAGCACATGAGGAGAAATCACACAACGGAAAAATGGTCGCCACGGACATTTTTCTGCGATTCCCCCGGCCCTGTCGGTGTACGATTGTGCCGCACGGTCCGCCGAGGCTCACATACGCGACCAGGGAGCGGCGATAGGGGGTGGCACTTGGGCGGAGAGCTGGGAGAGCTGATTGTAGTCGATGAGGATTGCTGGAGGAGGCGCAGAGTGAGCGCACAGAAGAAGGCCGCGGCGGCATCGAAACGTGAGCCGCGTGCAGAGGAGGGGCCGGGATCCAACCGGTCCGTGAGGCTGACAGAGCAGACATTCCGCGATTGGCGGCTGTTCTGCTCTGTCCGTGGCATGAGCTACGATGCGTCGCTGGCGTGGCTGCTGGCGCAGCATCCGCTCAGTATCGAGGATCTACGGTTGGCGCATCGAAACGTCAGGTAGGAGGTGACTATGCACGGGCTGGCGGGCCTAGCGGTGGCGGTGGCGCTCACGGTGTCGAGCGCCGCATCGGCGGTAGGGATCCATCCAATGGCGATCGCGTCGGCTGGCGGGGGCTCGGCTCCGCGGCAGGCATCGGCCGATAGCGTCGCCGTAGAGCGCGAGGGGCACGGCGTGTTCCGCTTGCTGGGCATCGGCATGTCGGCCGGCGGCGCGGTGATGATGGCCGCCGGCGCGCACCGGCAGGATGAATGGGGCAACCCCGACCAAAACACCACGCTCATCGCGGCCGGTGCAGGGGTCGCGGTGCTCGGGTTCCTGGTCTCGTGGCGCGGGTGGGACGAGTAGGCCTTCTACCGTTTCTTCCCCGCGCAGTGTATCGAACCGCCGAAATAGCGCAGTTACGAGGACGGCCCGACGGATCCGCTTTTGAGATCCCCCGGGCCGTAACTGCGTTGGACGATGCGAGATGCGATCTAGGCGGCAACCGGATTCGAACCGGTGATAACGGTTTTGCAGGTCTTGAATCACCGGCCTAAGTCGTGTCATTTGTTACGTTGCAACCACTCTTCCCCGTTTTTCTACCGTGCCCATGTGCGCCGTGCGTCGTCCCTCACGGCGGAGTCCCCCAGCCTCGCGTATCGCTGCGTCGTCGTGATCGTCGCGTGCCCGAGGATCTGCTGCAATGCCGCCAGCGACCCGCCGCGCTCGAGGTACTGGCAGGCGAACGTGTGCCGCAGCTGGTGGACGTGCATCGACTCGACTCCCGACATGCTCCGACAGCGCCGCGCGAAGTTGCCCGCGAGGCGGAACGGGCAGAGCAGCCCCACCCGCCCGCGCAGCTCCACGAGGATCTCCGGCGGGAGCGGGATGCGCCGCACTCGGCCTGATTTCGTCTGACTCACGATCAGCGCCCCGTCCGACACGTGATCCGCCCGCGCCCGCGTGATCTCTCCCCAGCGCATCCCCGTCGCCAGCGCGAGCCGACACACCCAGCCGTGCTCGCCGGGCAGTGCCGCAAGTGCCGAGGCCTCCTCGTCGGTCAGCCGATCCGGTGGCCGCTCCTGGATCCTGGGCATAAGCCTACGCGGCACCGGGGCACGGTCGATGTAGCCCGCCTCCTCTGCCCAGCGGAGCATGCACCGCGCATCGGCCAGGATGTGCGCGACGCTCTGGGGTGACAGGTCGGTCTCTCTCTCCAGCCACAGACGATACTCTCTCAGGTGCTCGCCGGTCAGGCTGGCTAGGTGCATGGGTCCTAGCCGCGGCACCAGGTACATCTCCACCCGCCGGGCCGCCAGCGCCCGGTCAGCCTCTCTGCTCCGCGCCGTCGCGACGTAGGACGCCAGCCATTGCTCGGCGGCCTCTGCCACAGAGATCACGGGGGCCGCCCCTCTCTGTGTGATCCGCCGATACTGCACCACTGCCAGCCCTAGGTCACGGCCGAGACGGATCCACCGATCCTGCCCGCCCGTGCGGACCCGGTAGTACCAGCTCGGCCCGCGCTTCACCATACCCCTCAGCGGCTTCGGCACCCTCTACCTCCTTCCTCTCGCCTGGCCGCCAGCCATCGCTCTACATCGTCCGACCGGAATCGTACCCCATGCGGGAGCCGGACGGTAGGGATCAGTCCGCGATAGACCCAGTCGCGGACCGTGCGGGGCGAGACGCAGCACGCCCGCGCAAGTTGCGGAATCGTAACCAGTTGGGTTAGCTTTTGCCTTTCCATGGGATGCAGTATACCACGGCATGAGGGATCCGCAGAAAAAAATCCAATGAGATGAAAATAGTTGTTGCGGTGCAATCAGTCCGTGCCGTACATTGTGGATGTCGGCGATGGGGCCGGCGGAACGAGGAGGCGGAGATGACGGACCAGGAGATCAGGGATACGATGCGGCAGATGATGGCGGACTGGGATGCAATGTGCGAGCGGATCAAGGCCCTCGCGCGCGAGTCGGCGGAGGCGGGCGACCACGCGATGGTCGCCATCTGCCAGATCGCCATCGACGGCGAGGCAGACCCGCTCACGCTGGCGTGCGTGAGCGCCGCGGACCGCGAGCTGCTGGGGCTGGATGAGATGACGCCGGCCGAGGCCCGCGCCGAGTGCGCGCGGGTGTTGTCCGGCCACGACGATGCCGAGATCCGGGCCGAGAGGGACGCGGAGTAGCCCGCGACGCGGGCGGAGAGGAGGCGGAGATGACGAAGCGGGAGATGGCTGCGATGGTGCGGGAGTACGAGCTCCGGCTCGCCCCGGCCGGCTACACGATGCTGCTCGGGGAGATCATCGCGTCGTACGGCGACCCCTGCCTGCTGATTAGCTCGCCCGAGGGCGACGAGCCGATCAGCGACGCGGAGTACGATGAGATCCGCGAGGCGTACGAGGATCTCTCCGCGGCGCAGCGCGCCTACACCTACTCGATCTACTCCGCGGATCTCCAGGCCGGGTCGTCGCGCGTGTGGTCCGGCCACGACGATGCCGAGATCCGGGCCGAGAGCGACGCCGCGGCAACGGAGGCCGTGCGCGTCACTGAGATGCGCGACGGCTACGCCTGGGTGGTCACCGCTGATCTGCTCGACGCCGGCACCCCTCTCACCCTGAACGCTTCTCAGATCGAGCCGCTCACGGCCGAGAGCGGCTGGGTCCACAAGACCGGCCTTGTGGTCATCGGCTAGTCGACCAACAAAGCCCGCCGGAATGGGCCGGCGGGCGGAGAGGAGGGAGAGATGGACTGGAGCGTTGCCCTGGATGCGTACGAGCTTGCCGACGCCCGCGACGAGGCGTCGGCGCTGGATTTGGTGCGGCTGGCAGCCGAGTTGCACCTCAACGCCGACTGGCTGGCGGCGCGGCTCAATATGCCGAACGCGCTGGCGCGGCTGGACGCGTACCAGGCCGAACTGGAGTCGTCCGCGAGGGTCAGCCCCACGGGCACTCGCAAGACGGAGGAGGCGCAATGACAGTCCGCGAAGCAGCCGACAGGCTCGGGCGCACCCCGCAGGCCGTGCGGGTCATGTGCCAGCAGGGGAGACTCGCGGCCCGTTACCGCGTCGTCAACGGCCGGGCCGAGTGGGACATCGACCAGGCTTCGCTTGCTGGGTTCCTCCGCTCGCACGATGCGCGTGACTCGGCGAGCGGGCAGCGGTGGATCCGGCGGCGGCCGGCGGCGGAGTAGTCGGCTAGGCGCGGGTCCAGCAAGGATCGCCGCGCCCAGCCTGTGGCAGTAGGACCGCCGGGGACAGGATCCCCGGCACGAGGAGGCGTGTCAATGGACGAGATGGCCGAGAGAGAGGCGAGCCTGCGCGCAGAGCGTGCGCGCGCGGAGATGCAGGCCGCGGCCCTGGAGCGACACGTGATCGAGCACGCGGGCTACCTGTCGCGGCTGAGCGAGACGGCGTCCCGCGCGCGCGAGCTGGCGCAGGAGGCGGCCGCGCGGCACCGTGAGGCGCAGGCCGAGATGATCCGCGCTGAGCGCCGCGCGCTCACGGCTTGAGCCAGCCGACGAACCGCGCCCACAGTTGCGGGGCCTCGGTCAGGATCAGCATTGCTGCACCGATGAGCAGGCCGGTCGCGACGCGCTCCAGGCGCTTGATGCGGCCGGTCTGCTCCCGCATGTCGTCCCGCAGCCCATTGCGCAGCGCTGCGCAGATCTCCCGCAGGAGCCGCGTCTGCTCCTCGCGTTGCTCCTCGGCACGCGCCTCGCGCTCTGCCAGCCTCTGGATCGCATCCATGCACGGGTGGTGCTCGTAGGGCGGCACGGTCTCCCTCTCCTCTAGCTCAGGCACGTGACGCGCGCCGTCGTGTAGACCTCGACCTCTCCGCTCGTGAGCGCCGACCCCGTCGTCACGGACGCCCCGCTGACGTAGTGCTGGATCTCCAGGTCGCTGGCGACGCCGAGCGTGAACCGGCCATGGATCACGGCGGGCTGGTCGCCGTAGCAGTTGGCCGACGCGAGGAGCGTCGCCGAGCCTGTCGTGTCGTACAGCCTCGCGCGGTGAGCGCCGGTCTCGCCCGCCACCGGGCAGATGATCTCAGCCTCGTAGGTCCCGGCCGCCAGCGTCAGCACCGAAGAGGCGATGCTCGCGAGGCTGCCCGTGTCATACGTCTCATTCGAGATGTTACGCTGCGTCCACGTCGTCTGCGTCAGCGCCTGTCCGGCCGTCCCGCTCGGCTGCGTCTCGCTCGCCTCGATGTACGGCGGGTCGTAGAGGGATGCAGCCTCGCGGCCGTCCAGCGTGTCGGCGTCAAGCCCGCTTCCGTCGCCGTCGTTGCCCGCGTGCCAGACCTCGTTCTCCTCGATCTGCACCTCTCCGCCGAGCGGGTTCAGGTGCAGCACGGCGTAGCTGCCCAGCCCGTCGCGCGCCTGGATCGCTGGCTCTCCGTCGTGCGTGCCGACTACGAGCGGGGCGTTCTCGCCGATCCCCAGCAGTACAAGCGCGTTGTCGTCTGAGTCGAGCGCAACGGCCGACGAGTTCCATGTCTTGAAGGAGTAGTCGCCCGGAAGAACCACGTCGCCCGTGACGTTGCCGCCGCTGGCCGACAGCGCGCCGATGTACTCGCGCAGATCGTCAAGCGACGAGCCGAAGCAGCGATTGACCTCATACCACCCGTAGGAGCTGCCGACGTATACAAGCTCCAGCCATTGCCGCTTCGTGCCGCTCGCCTCTCCATCGTCCCAATCGGCGTTGCCGAGCAGGTACAGTTTCTGCGCCTGGCTCGCGCTCTCGCTCGCGTGCTTGATGATGATGGTGTGCCCACTGCGCGGCTTGATCTGCAAGCGGAAACCGGCCGGCATTGTGCCTGCCGTAATTCCCTCCAGCGTGTCGATCACTCCTGTGTAGGAGCCGATCTCGACTGCCGATTGCGTGAATCCCTCGAGGAACCCGCTGGAGGTGAGCGCGACAGACTCCAGCCCGCCGGTGGGCGCGCCGACGCAGGAACGCACGGCAGCGGTCAGCCCCTCAAGCTTCTCCCACAGATCCTCATTCGAGGTAGCGTCCTCGATATCGCCGTCGGCAGGGATTGCAGGGTCGTAGGTCATTCTCTCCTCCTTACACTATCCACCCGCCCCAGCCTGTCCAGCCAGGGATTGGTTCGAAGTATCCAGGACCGTTGTACACCGTGCTCATGCCGTAGTAGCCGACCATGGACACGTTGCACGTTCCGCTGCCGTATGCTCCGGCAGTAGTCTTGAGCCTGATGCGCGGGCCCCATGTGTGCACGAATCCGTTGCGCTCCCACAAATCACAATTGGCGCTATCCGTGATCTCAACCGACAGGCCAAGCAGTTCTGAGATGTTGACCGCCGGTTCAACAAATTGCCCAAACGTCCCGCTTATCGCAACGTCGTGCACGTAGTCCGTCAGCACGTCGAAGCAGCCAAGGAACCACCACTGGCGCAAGATGCCCTGTGTGAATCCGCCGGAAATCGTAATACGGAACTGCCACCAGCGGGTATCCGACGGGGCCATGCGAATGCCAGACGGGCACCTGATCCATCCCTCGTTGTCACCCTGCCCTGTGATCTTCTCGCGATACTCTACCACCCATGCCGACCCAGCGCCGACGTTGGGCTCCGCGAACAGCATGAGCGACTCGTCTTCGAATGCCGCCGGAATGGCGACAGTCGCCGGGTACTTCCACTCGACCCACACCTTCATCTGCTTGTAGCCGCTATCGCTCCAGTATGGATCGGGCCCCTGCCCCCACGCGGGCGCTGCGTGGTGCGTCCACTTCGTGCCGCCCGTGCCGCCTCCGCCGCCGCTAGTGGCAGCGTCGGCCTTGATGTAGCCGGTGGCTCCGTCAATGGTGCAGTTTTCCAGGCGGGTGGTGAAGTACCACTTGGTGCCGAGATACTCGTACTCGGCGGGGAACGATACAAGCTGGCTGATGGCCGGGCGGTTCCGGTACTGCCGCGTGACGGTGGTGCTGGCGAACTCGTCGCTCTCGTTGCCGCTCGTGTCCACTGCCGTGACGTAGTACGTGTGCGTTCCGACGCCGGGGTCGCCGACCGGGAATGACTGGCCCTGCCAGAATCCCTCGTGCAGCAGGTCGGCGTACATGATATCCGGCTGGTCGCCAGTGTGCCTGCGGATCTTGAACCCGGCGAAGTCGCGCGGCCGCTCATCGGTGTACGACCAGCGCAGAATCATTTCCTCGAAGCTGAGGTTGTACGGCGCTGGCGGCGGTGTGGTCTTGCCAATGACCAGGACGTTGTTCTCGTATGCCCAGTCGCCTTGATTCCCGAACTGATTCAGGCCGCACACGCGTACATCGTAGCGCGTCATCTCGTCAACGGGGTGAACGCTTGCGATTGTGGAACTACCAGGGAAGTCGCCCATCCGCTGCCACGGCTGATCGCCGAACGTCGTGTAAACGCGATACTCGACGCGCAGCGTGTGCGGCTGCACGCGGCCGAATGTGCTCTCGTAGCCTAGGTGCAAGACTATGCGCGGAACGAGCGACCCGTCCGACTGCTGGATCAGCACGGTCTCGTCCGTCTGCACAGACAGGATCAGCGGGGTCAGAGGCGGGAGGTACTGCCACCCTGGATCGGTTATGCCGGGATCGAACGGGGGCGGCGTGCCCGGATCGTGCACCTCGGGGGCGTGCGGCACCATCTCGAGCGTCGCGCCCTTGTCCCCGCTGCGCGCGATGCGTCTGATCGTGACCTTGTGCGTCTCGTAGTTGCGGCGGCCGAAGATCACGAGATCGCCGACTTCTGGGATGTTCGACGAGATCGGCGTGTCGAACCAGAGTTGATTGCGCCAGCCGAGCATGACGGTTGCCGCGACCTGGTGCTTGTATCCGGTGCTCGTCACCATGATGACGCCGTAGCTCACGCCGCTCTGTGCGTAGTACTGCTCGTCCATCTCGATCGAGTACAGATGCCCCGACCCGTCAAGATAGGCGGCCTTGATCCTGCCGGAGCACGTGCCGATCAGGGCGTCCGGCATTTGCAGCAGCGCCATATCGCCGGAGTTGAGACGCAGAGCCTCTACGTCCTGCGTCGTGCGATAGATCAGCCTGCGGTACTCCAGGCAGCGGTACTCGTAGCGCGCGCGCTTCCACGCCTGATCCATCGACGTGCAGCCCCATAGCTGCATGGTGGTTATCTTCGTCGCATTCTCCACCGTGTAGCCAGGTGCGTAATAGACCGCGTCGTTGTCGTTGTACTCGCTGTCCTGGTCCTGGATGGTCACGGAGATCGCGTGCGGCATCTCGGTCCACTGACGCTCCCACGACGGGGCAGAGCAATTGCGATCGCACAGATACGATGCGGGCTGCGTCTGGACATGGTCCCACGCAATGCTGCGCTTGCCCTCGGAGTTGATCGTGGGCCACCCGTAGCCGACTGCCGCGATTGCGGTCAGCAGCTCCTCGACCGTCGTCATGTCGTCAACGACGGCGTTGAACTCGATCCCTCGCGCGTCGGTCCACTCTGCCCACTCGGCCAGCTCGTCTAGGTCGATCTGCGCAGACGGAACCGGCTTCGGGTTGATCTTGCTGCTTTCGAGCACAGCCCGGAAAGCCGCCGCCGGCTGGCTCGTTGCACCGGTGACCCACGCCGATCCGTTCCAATACTTGTGATGCGCCGTGCCAACAATCGACAGAAGTCCTTGCGCCGTCGAAGGAATCCGGCTGTTCTGCACGCGGACGGCAAGCTCCGCGCACTCATCGTCTGTCCATGCATCGCCGTACTCGTACGAGGCGAGCACGGTCCATACGTAGTCGACCGAGTAAGCCCACTTGGTGGTGCCGACCCACCTGTCAATGTGTGTTACGCGAACAATCCACTGCCTATCGGCGTTCGGCGTGTAGCCCGTAAGCACGTATCTCTTGCCGACGCTGAACGCCTC